GGAGTAGCATTAGATAAATCTGTAAGAGGGCAAATTATTACTAAAGGATTAAATGATGCAGTATTAATTTATGGCGCTAAAGATATTGAATATTTAAGTATTATTAAAAGAAAACAAATAGCTGAAGCTAAAGCTTTAGATTTAATGAGTGCTATTAGTTTAGATAATGCTTTTGTTGTAGTACTATCTTATATTGAATATTGTGGCATAAAATTAGATTATGAAAAATGGAAAAAGAAAACTGATGTAGAAGTTGAAAATGTTCGTAAACTTAAAAGTATTTTAGAACAAAAATTATGGGAAGATAAAAAATACAAATATTTTTCTGGAATGGTTGATTTATTTACCGGAGAACAAGATTGTATTATAAATTGGGATTCTCCTAAACAAATTTTAAGTTTACTTAAAAGCTACGGTATAAATACTACTATAGTAGTAAAGGGAGAAAAAAAAGAATCTATTGATGCTAAAGTACTTCTTCCACAAATAAAATCTTTTTCTATAATTAAACCTTATTTAGAATATAAAGCCGCTAGTAAAAGTATTTCTACTTATGGGTATAATTGGAAAAAATATATTCATCCTAAAACAGGAAGAATTCATACTGTATTTTATCAATTAAAAGATACAGGTAGAATGAGTTCTGGTAATGTTAGAGAAAATAAACCTAATTTACAAAATTTACCTTCTGATGCTTTGACAAGAAGTTGTTTTATAAGTGAATCTGGTAATTTAATTATGTCTGCAGATTACTCTAGTCAAGAACAAATAGTGTTAGTTAATTTTAGTAGAGAAGAAAATCTTATCCAATTTTATGAAAAAGGCTTTACAGATATGCATTCTTATGTAGCTTTTCTTATGTATCCAAATATTCGTAAATGTTCTATTGAAGAACTAACTCCTGAATCTTTAAAATACATTAAAAAAGAATATCCAGAAAATAGGAAAATTGCAAAAAATGCTGGATTTGCGATAAATTATGGAGGAAATGGTAGTACTATAGCAAAAAATTGTGATATAACTAAAACTGAAGGCGATTTTGTATATGAATCTTATTTTAATTCTTTTCCAGGATTAAAAAATTATTTTAATATTAATTTACAAAAAGCTTTGCAAACTGGTTATATAGAATTTAATAAAGTAACTAGACGTAAATATCTTTTTTCTCCAGAAAATGAATATTTTAAATATAGAGATGAAGTAGATGATCCTTATTTTTGGCATATGGCTGATAATCCTAAACAGATTATGGCAAAATATACTAAAGCTAAAAATGAGATTGCTCGTTTGTCTCAAAATTATCCAATACAGGGTTCAGCTGCAGATATAACCAAATATGCTTGTATTCTGTATTTTAAATGGATATTAAAAAATAAATATTTACATACTGTTAAAATTATTAACATAGTACATGATGAAATTTTAGTAGAAGCACCAGAAACATTAGTTCCTATCGCTAAAAAAGAATTGCTTAGGTGTATGGAGGAAGCAGGTAAACCCTTTTGTCCAATAGTTCCTTTAAAAGCTACAGTAGATATAGAATCCTATTGGAAACATTAAATAAAAAAAATTATGAAAGGAAAACTTGTAAAATTAACTGATAATAAATTTAAAGGAAAACATCCTAATGGAATAAATGAAGGACATATTGCAGAAGGAATTTTTACCGAATTTCCAAAAGTAGGAGAGTCTTTTATGTTATTTTATGAAAAGCTAAGAGCATATAGGTATTTTCATACTTCTACGGTTACTAAAATTGTAAATGAATCAGATAAAGAAATATTATTCAAAACTTTAAATTCTACTTATAATTTAGAATTTACTAAAAAATAATTATGGATAGAACCCAACGACAAAAAGAGGGTATAAAAAAGTGGGTGCAATGTGGCTGTCAAGGCACATGAATGTGAGCTACTGGAGTAGGTAAGACTCGAGCAGCTATAGAAGCAATTAAATTGTTTTTAACTAAAAACAAAGAGAAAAAAATTACTGTAGTAGTACCTACAGAATATTTAAAAATACAATGGTCGCAAGAACTTAGTAAAGCAGGATTTTTTAATGAAGTTTATGTTGAAATTATTAATACAGCTATAACTTTAGATACAAAAATAGATTTTTTAATACTTGATGAAGTTCATAGAATGGCGTCTAACACCTTCTATACTATATTCAATAAAAGAACTCCTGGAGCTATATTAGGTTTATCTGCAACTTTTGATAGATTAGATGGAAAACACGTTTTATTAGATACATATTGTCCTGTTTGTGATACTATATCTGTACAAGAAGCTATTGATAATAAATGGCTTTCTCCTTATAAAGAGTATAAAGTACTTTTAAAAGTAGACGATATAGATATTTACAATCAACATAATAAAGAGTTTAATGAGACTTTTAGTATGTTTAATAGAGATTTTGATTTAGCAATGGGTTGTTTAACAAATATTATAAAAAGAAGAGTTTATGCAAAAAGTATGAATATTCCATCAAAGGAAATGGATGCTATTATTTTTTCATGGCACAGAGCTTTAAAAGCTAGAAAAAAATTTGTTACTGACCATCCTAAAAAAGTAGAAATAACTCAAAAAATATTACAGCATAGACCTAATTCTAAAGCAATTACTTTTTCTGCAACTATCAAACAAGCAGAAAAAATAGGAATTGGTGTAGTAGTACATTCTGGAAAAACTAAAAAGAAAAATAGAATGACTATGGCAGAATTTGCTAAAGTAAGGACTGGTGTAATAAATACTGCTAAAAGTTTAGATGAAGGTGCGGATATTGCAGGAATGAATTTAGCTATTATACTTAGTAATTCTTCTTCATCTACTCAAAAAACCCAAAGAATAGGACGTATTATTCGTTATGAAGAAGGAAAAGAAGCTGAAATTTTTACTTTAATTTTAGCAGGAACAAATGAAGAATATTGGTTTAATAATTCTACTGCAGGAAAATCTTATATAGAAATTTCAGAAAAAGAATTAGATGATATATTAGGTTATAAACCTAATGATTTTGTTCCACAAATAGCCACAACACAACAGTTGGCTTTTAGATTATAATTTTATTAATTTAAAAATTACTGATAATACAAGTACATATCTTTTAAGAGATAACTAAAAACACAGTAACAAAGTAATTTAAAATCTACATAATTTTAATGCAGAATTTTGAATTATCTTTAAAAGAAGAAATAAATATTTATATTAACAGTGGGTTAACTCCTACTGAATTATTTGTTTTAAGATTAATTTTTTTAGCCGTTGATGGAGATACTAATTATTTAATTAATTATATATCTAATACAGATAATGGCAAACAAGTATTAAGAACTGTATTGAAATCTTTAATGCAGAAAAAAGTTATTAATACTACTTTTAAGATTCCTGAAGAAGGAAAATCTTTAGATTTTAAGCGAATACCTTTTAATAAAAATTTTATTCGCAAATACATTAAAGACAGTAATGAAATAGGTAAAGAATTTTTTGATGCTTATCCTCCATTTATTAATATAAAAGGAAGAATTTTTAGTATAAAGAATTTTACTAAAGCTGGTCTATTTTCTTTTGAAGATTTTTGTTTATTTTATGCAAAGTCCATAAAAAATTCTGGTATAAAACACGAAAGAATTATGGAAATACTAGAATATGCAAAAGAAAATAATTTAATAAATTATTCTATATTAGAATTTATAGCTTCTAGGAAATATTTAGAACTAGAATTTATTAGAGATAGTGGTAATGTAAATGGTTATCATAACTCTGAATTGTTGTAATGATAGATAATTTATATAAAACAATAGAAAATGGTAAACTTGGTAGAAATATAGGAGTAAGTACAGGATCTCCTAAATTAGATTCTGTAATTTATGGAATACAAAAAAGATATTTATATACTGTTGGAGCAGATTCTGGAGGTGGGAAAACCTCTTTTGCTTTAGACATTTTTATCTATAACCTTATTAAAAATAAAGGAAATAGAAAGATTAATATTTTATATTATTCTTTTGAAATGTCTGCAGATGCTTTATTTGCTAAACTATTATCTAGATATATTTGGGATACGTTTAATCAGATAGTCACTTTTAGTGATATACTTTCTTTAGAAAAGAAATTAAGTGCTGAACATGAACGTATGATTAATGCTTCTAGAGAATGGCTTTTTGAAATAGAAAAATATATAGTTGTATATGATAAAGCATTAACTCCACAAGGTATTTATGCTACTTCAAAAGAGTGGTTAAAAAAGCATGGTGAATTTATCGAGATTTCTGAGCATAAAGAAATTTATAATGAAAATGATCCAGATGCATATAAACTTATCATTACTGACCATGTTGGGCTAATTGCTGGGCCTGGAACTAAAAAAGCAAAAATAGATTTAACAGTAGATTTTATGATTTATTTTAGAAATAAATGTGGAATTACTGGCATTTTTGTACAACAATTAAACAGAACTTCTAAAGGTATGGATAGAAAATTAAATGGATATGAATTAATCCAATTAGATGATTTTAAAGATACCGCAGGAACCACTGATGCTTCTGAAGTCGTTATAGCTTTATATTTCCCATATAGAGAAAAAATAGCTAGATGTGAAGGTTACCCTATACAAAACGTATTAAAGAAAAAATTTAGATTAATACAAGTTTTGAAAAATAGGTATGGACAGCCTGATGTAAATATAGGTTCATCATTTTATGGGGAAGTTGGAATGTTTAAAGATTTACCTAGACCAGATGAAATAGGAGATTATGCTCCTTATTTAGATTTAATGTATAAAGAAAAAGAAGATATTAACGAAAAAAATACTTTTACACTATAATGGCAGAATTAATCGGAATTGTAGGAGATACAGGAAGTGGAAAAACTTCTTCTATTAGAACGTTAGACCCTACAAAAACATTTATTATAAATGTTACAGGAAAACCTTTAGCATTTAGAGGGTATAAAAAATTATATAAACCCTTAAAAAAATTAAAAGATGGATCATATGAAGGAAATTTATATGTTACATCAGATGTTAATAAAATATTACAAATATTAACATTAATAAACAAAACTAGACCAGAAATTACTAATGTAATTTTAGAAGATACACAATATATTATGTCCTTTGAAGCAATGGACAGAGCAGATGAAAAAAACTATGACAAATTTGTACAAATAGCTAGTCATTTTTATTCTATATTAAAGACAGCTATGGGAATGAGAGATGATTTAAAAGTATTTATATTAACTCACTCTGAAAATATGGGTGATGCATTAAATCCAAAGTTTAAAATAAAAACTATTGGTAAAATGTTAGACAATATGATTACTTTAGAAGGATTATTTACTTATGTATTCTTTACGGAATTAATAGTAGATCCTGCAGATGATACTACTCATTATAAATTTGTTACACAGTCTAATGGAACTACTACTGCAAAAACTCCAATGGATTGTTTTGATAGTTATTATATAGATAATGATTTACAGTATGTAGTTGATAAAATAAACGAGTATAATGACTATTAAACAAGTTACAGTTACTTTTGAATTTGAGCCAGAAACTGAAACAGTTAGTAAATTACATTGTTTTGTAGACGGTATAGAAAAGAAAAAAACAAGGACAGTTAAGAAAAAAGATGTTGTATTAGAAGATGAAGCTATTGTTACTTTATTGGATAATAAATTAGTACTTAATAATAGAGCCGCCGCTGAATTAGCTGCTGAATGGCAAGATAGAATAGTAGTTAAGTATGAAAAATTTGATAAAATACCTATACCTATAATTGGTAAGGACATTGCTTTTGATACTGAAGGTGCTGGTAATAAAGTTACTAAAACTAATACAATTGCTTATAGAGGAAAAGCTAATACTATACTTAAAGAGTATGGTTCTGAATTTTCTTTAGAACCCTATAAGGAAGGCATTTTTAAACTAGTTTCTACAGATGGAACTCTTCCTGCTTATAAAGCAGTAGAAGAAAAAGCAGAAAATATAGATATTCCACTTATTTCAGATGAAGAACCAGAGATAGAAATAGAAAAAATGACATTTAAATTATAATATATGAGCTTTTCATTTAACGATACCGCAGGAACATCACAGAGTACAATTAAACCACAATTAGAAGGAAATAAAATCCATGAAGTTAAATTAATTTCTTGTGAAAAAGATGATATACAAGGAGTAAAAGATCCTACACAAGTATATAAAGTAATTAAAATTACTTTTGAAAATGAAGATGGACAATATCAACACACTATTTTTGAACCACGTCCAGAAGATTTTGAACGTAAAGAAAACGAATACACTGATAAAAAAACAGGTAAAGTAAATAAAATTCCTCAACCTGCTAATGTAGAATCTATGATGTTATTATTTAAACATATAATGGATTCTTTTGTACCTGAAGTTGCTTCTAAAATTGATAGTGGAGAAAAATCTTTAAATGCTCCAGATTGGGACACTTTGCGTGATTTAGTCCTTAAAATTCTTACAGTAGGCAAAGGTAGAAGTAGTAAAATTAAATTACTTAAAAATAAAAAAGGAGAAGCTATCTTCCCTGGATTCTTTGCATCTGTAAATAGAGAAGGAAAAGTATATCTTAGAAATAATTTTATAGGTGATAAAGTAGCCTTCACTGCTTATGAATTACAAAGAATTCAAAATGAAGCTACTGCAACTCCTACTAATATGTCTAATACTAATATGAATAATACTGATAAATCTAATGTTGATTTAGATTTTGATATAGACAAACTTTAA